CTGATTCTTGTCGCGATGCGCAAGGGACGGTGGGATTTTCCCGAGCTGAAAAGGATCGCGCTTGAGCAGTACAAGTACTGGGAGCCCGAGACGATCTTGATTGAGGCGAAGGCCAGCGGACTGCCGCTGACGCACGAGCTGCGCCAGGTGGGCATACCCGTCGTGACGTACACGCCGAGCAAGGGGCAGGACAAGCACGTCCGCGTCAACTCAGTCGCGCCTCTGTTCGAGGCGGGGCACATCTGGTGTCCGGACGAGAGGTGGGCGGAAGAAGTCATTGAAGAATGCGCGGCTTTCCCTTATGGTGAGCATGATGATTTAGTGGATTCAACCACGCAGGCTCTCCTGCGCTTCCGTCAGGGAAATTTTGTTCAACTCGAATCCGACTATAAGGATGAACCGATGTACATCGAACCAAGACAGTATTACTGATGGTAAACATACTAAAAACTATTGAAACCACGGCTAAGTATGGAAAATACGGCCTGGAGGCTTTAAAAAATATAATTAAGAATAAGCCCAAAGGGCCAGCGGACAAGTGGTCCACATATCTTGGGGACAAGTTTGATGACTTTTTCGATTCTTTTGCGGCAACTTATAAGGGTTTAATTAATAAAAATGACCTTAAGGCGTTCAAGGAATTGAAAGGGGACGTCGGGGAATCCCATTTTGATAAAATTGTAAGAAAGACAAAAAAACTGGAGAAACTAACCAGTGCAGACACCAAAAAAGCTCAAAAAGCCTTCAGTATAGATGAGGTGGCCGCAGCCGAAAGAAACATTGCTAGATCATGGTTTATGAATAATAAAGGGCCTGAGATGGTGGAAGCGACAAAAATGTTAGTGGATGCCATGACAAAGAACGCTCCTACAATCAAAAGACTCGATCCCAAAACAAAAAAAATGGTTGAAGTTTTTGATTTTAGCGAGGGAAGGCCTTTTACCTATGAAAAAATGCTGCCGCAACTAAAGGCACAGTTTCCTAAGTTATTTAAGAACATGAATTTAAATAAAAAAGATAAAAGGAAGTGGAATCAGTATGTTCGTTCCAAAGTAATGGTGCCAAAACACTTCAAAAGTAAAAAACACTTCGCGCGGAAATATCTAATAGACAGGTTTAGAAGCATGTACGCCCCGGAGGGCAATACAACCATTGATAATCAATTTATCTTTGATTTGTGGAGATCCCGTCCCGCGGAAGATTTTAGAACAAAAAACACCATTCAGGACGTTGACACATTTTTTCATTTTTTAGATGATGTAGGTTATTTCAATCCTCTTTCGGAAAATTTCTATAAAACAATGGATCCTGATTTTTCGGCATATAAAAGCTGGAGGGAACTTCAGCAAGCGTCCCCCAAGGGGACACAACTGTCTCATAAATTACACAGCATAGTTCCTGATCCTTTTTGGAATAGTAGGTTAGTGAATGATAAGGTGTCCGTGCAAAAAATCCAGGGTAAATTTAACACCCCTAATATACACATGTCGGATCCGGTGCCTTGGAGCGGAGCGGAGGGCATTAATTTACATCTTCTTCCAAAAGATGTGAACATTCGTCTACAGCCTTTATTGGAAGGGAAAATGTATTTAGAATTACAAAAACCTATAGAAAAAAGAAACATTAAGTATTTAGAGGATTTAGAACAAAAAATGATAAAAAATAAAATTACAACAAGAATTTCAGATCCCATAACAGGAGTGGAGAAGGTATATGGCTATGAGGCGAAAACTATAGATCCTAATACGGGTTTTAAAGATGGGGGTTTCGCTTCGATTGAAGAAGTGATAGGATATGATTATGGCGGATGATGTAGATATTTTTGAAGAACAGGAGACTGTAGAAGAGCCGGGCGTTGTTGGAAAAGCTTTTGACTGGCTGAAAAAGGATTTACAAAAGGCTCCTTTTGGAAGAAAGCTCACGGACTGGGAACTTTACCGTTCTCAGCGAGATTCCCAAAAGGCGTTAGATGCGGGCTTCACTGAGTTCACTGCTGATATGTTTGAAAGCGCCGCCAATCCTGTTAAAAAAATAGCAGGAGAAGACTGGGAACCAGGAACGTTTGCGGAGCTTGATGAAGTTATCGCGGATCCTGAATCATCTACTGGTGAGAGAGCATCCGCCTATGCGCAATCCGTTCCCCGATTACTCTTGAATATTACAGAAGGTCTTTTTGGTTATACGGCAGAGCATTTTAGAGAAAGAAGCGAAAGATATAAGGAAGGCATGACGACGGACGAGATCATAAAACAGGAAATCGCTGAAATGAATGAAGGGATGGGAGGAGCCTTGACCAGAGAGGATTTTAAAGACATTCGTCTTGGATCTAAAGTTACAGAACTTCCTTGGAAAAAAATGTTGACCGTTGGTGGTAATTTGCTTCAGGAGTTTCTGCCGGTTCTGGAACCGTTATGGTTAACACAAGGATACGGCGTAAAAGGAATGATTAATTTCTTTAGGAATCCAAAACACCCAATGAGAGCTAATGTGATAAATACGTTGGCGTCAACGGCAAATATTAATAAAGAAGAACTAGAAAGAATGGCGGACTATATAGCGGAGCAATCTAAAAGTCATGAAGGCCCAAAAACAATAGACCCGACTGGAGAGGTGGATGATATCATAAAAGGATGGATGGATGAGAATGAAGATATTGTATTATATAGTGAGGAAACATCACCTAATGTAAGTCCACCACCTGGTCTGGCTTTAGGAGGAGATCCTGGGGAAGTAAGCTCAGGAGTAGCGGGAGACGACCCTTATTTTGATTTAAAGGAATTAGACGTCGGGCCGGAATTTGAAAGCTGGGAAGATCTGGAGGGAATTTTTGAAGAAACTAAAAAGCGTCCGAGTAAAACGGACGTTTTCCAAGCGGCGAAGGACGCGGGCTACGAAGAAGTGCAGGTTGCTAATCTTTTAGGAAAAGTTCCTATCTGGGCCGTGGCCGGCGTGGAGAAGGCCAAGATCCTCGCACAGAATTTAACTAAAAATGAAAAAAGTATTCTAAGGACAATCAGCGAGAAACTGGGCTTAAGCAAAAAGCCGGTGGAGACTGATGCAGGAGTAAAATGGTCTGCGGAGGAGGTTGCTGACGTTGCTACGACCACGGCGGTGAAGAAAAAGCCCCTGAAGCCTATTTCGGATTCTCCCGAGACGGCGGAGTCAATGTTCTATTCCAATGTGGAGGCGAAGATGATGGACCCCAACACGCCGGAGAGTTTCGCGACCGCGGACGAATTGTTTAAGTTTTTGCACACGCGGGGAATTTCAAAACCGGAACTGGAGGATAATATCCTATCGCGCTATGTCGCGATGGCCGAGAAGAACGGAACGCCTTTAATCAAGAATGAAATGCTGGAGATTATTCGCCAGTCCCCGATGCGTAAGGTGGAGACTGTTAATTACGGCTGGCTCGGGGATAAGCCGGCCAAGTACGGTGATGGCAACATGTCAACGGGATTCATTCCTGGTACATACCGTGAATCCGTTCTGTATCTTGATCCTAAGCATATTCCACTGGATCCAGGAAAGCTTTCAACGTTTGAAGGACCAGTTCACGGTTTCAGTGAGAGGTACGTGATCGGTTGGTCGCGACTCTCGGATCGCAAGGCGAAGCTTCCCGTTGAAAAGGGAATCACTGCGGCCATAGACCCTAAGCAGATGAAAACAATCGCAAGCAATGTGAAGAAGGTTGAAAGTCAGGTGGATGGCCTGTACGCGTCAGCCTACAGTAAATTATTCAGAAAAGGAGAAATTGATCTCCAACCTATAGATCAATTAAGCAAAGGGGAAATTAAAGATATTGTTAATCAATATACTTTTGATCTGGAAGCTTTGGACGCACCCCTTTTCCAACAAATAAAGCAGTTTGAAAACAAGCTGGCGGGCGACAAATTCAAGCTGAATAAGATGAAAGCGGCTTCAAAGGGGGAGGAGATCCGCGTGACGTTCGCCGATGAGATTCAATCCGACGTGCTGCAGAACGCTAAGCGAATGGAGGAGAAGTTCAAGGAAGCCCTGGGGGATCTCATAGACAAGAATAAGATATTCAGGGAGCAGGAAATAGTTAGAGAGTCAAGAGGGTATGGAGGACGCTTCCAGAATATGAACCCGGAAGTCGTTGAATATTTTCTTAAGAATAAAACTGTTTTTCGCCCCATCTTTCAGACCGCCCAGGAGATGCAGATGTTTATGGACGAGTTCGCCAAGACACAGAAGATTTTCACGGAGCTGGCTGCGGCGGGAAAATGGCCGTCCAAGGAACTGATGAAACAAGCGGAAGCTGCACGAAAGACAGAATCAAAACTTCTGAGTGAATTAGAAAAGTCATTAACTCAGGAATCAATGAAGATCTTACAGCCTAATATTCCGTTCAAGGACAGAACCGAATGGGGCGAGGCGCTCATCAAGCGCGACTTGCATCAGGGGGCGGAGAGGTTGTTTGTTGACAAGGCCGATGATGCGGCGACAATGTATGTCATTTCACCGGCAAAACCGATTAGTGAAACATACTGGAAGGGACAAAACTATGGTGGAACCCACACTCCACTTTCCCAAAGGACAAAGGATATGAAAGGGATAGGAATGGAGGAATTTTATGGCGGTCCTAACTCTATGGCGCCAAAGACATGGCAGATCGTCCAGGGCGAGGGAAAAAATAAAAAAATTATAAAAGGAAAATTTAAAACAAAGGACGAAGCAAGAGCGGAATGGTCACAGATGGAGGACAGAGGATCCCTTAAAATTGAATCGGACCAGAAACATTACACTTCCGTATTGGAAAAAGCATTAAGACGCGCGGCCTTGGAGAATAATTCAGAAGTAGTAACAGTAAAGGTTAAGATGGGCAATACATGGGTTGACGCTTTTGGTATCAAATTTACACCGGAAATGTTATTACCACATAAAACTCATAGAAAAGATGGAGGTATGGTGTATACTCCTGAGATAATTGATATATTTGAGGCAGCATAATGGCAATTGAAAGACCTATTGGAGTTACTCCCAACCCACCACCAGGATTTCCCGAAGAACAGGAAAAAGTGATACAACAAATGGTGGAAATGCAGGTAGAAGACGGCACTCGACCTGATGTAGAATTACTCGATGACGGAAGCGCTATTGTAGGCGATCAGGAAAGAACTCTTGAAACCACTTTTGACATGAATCTGGCTGAAGTCTTGGAAGACTCCGAGCTGGGAAGAATATCAAATGAACTGCAAGAGGCGTTTGAGGATGATAAAGCTTCGCGTAAGGATTGGGAAGACACTTACAAAAAGGGACTTGATCTTTTAGGATTTAAATATCAGGAACGCACAATGCCATTCGCAGGAGCAAGCAGTGTTACGCACCCTATGCTCTCTGAAGCCATTACACAATTTCAAGCCCAAGCCTATAAAGAATTACTGCCATCAGGAGGGCCGGTTAATACACAAATTTTAGGACACATTACCACTCAAAAAGAGGAGCAGGCTCAACGGGTGAAGGATTATATGAATTATCAAATTTCTCATGTTATGGAAGAATATGATCCAGATCTTGATTTATTATTATTTTATCTGCCTTTATCAGGATCAGCATTTAAAAAAGTTTACTATGATGAAGCATTGGAACGCGCAGTTTCTAAATTTATTCCTTCGGATGACTTTTATGTTCCTTATCTCGCAACTGATCTGCCATCATGCGAACGCGTCACCCATACTATTCGTAAAAGTAAAAATGAAGTAAGAAAATTACAAGTAGCGGGATTATACCGTGATGTGGATCTGATGGTATCTACTACAGAAACAGGAATTCAAGAGAAAGAAGATCAAATTGCAGGAATGAAAAAATCCTATCAAAAAGAGGATTATCAATTACTGGAAATGCATGTTGATTTAAATATTGAAGGAATAGATAGTGAAGATGGAATTAAAGTTCCGTATATTGTCACTTTAGATGAAGGATCTGCACAAGTTCTTTCTATTTACCGAAATTATAATGAAGATGATCCTAAGAAGAAAAAGAAACAATATTTTGTTCATTATAAGTTCTTACCTGGCTTTAGCTTTTATGGTTTTGGTCTTATCCACATGCTCGGAGGGCTCTCAAGAACTGCAACGTCAGCACTTAGACAGCTTATCGATGCAGGTACGTTGTCCAATCTTCCAGCGGGCTTTAAAGCTCGAGGGTTGCGAATTAAGGATGATGACTCCCCTCTCCAACCAGGAGAATTCAGGGATGTAGACGCTCCTTCTGGTGATCTTCGCCAGGGACTATTACCATTACCTTATAAAGAACCAAGTCAAACCTTATTTGCTTTATTAGGTTTTGTCGTTGAAGCAGGAACACGATTTGCTTCTGTCGCTGATCAAAAGATTGGAGACAGTGTTGCATCCAATGCGCCTGTTGGAACTACAATGGCATTAATGGAACGAGGCGCTCGCATTATGTCTGCTATTCATAAGCGCTTACATTATGCACAAAAAATTGAATTTAAATTACTGGCCAAAATATTTTCTGAGTCTCTTCCTCCAATGTATCCATATGAAGTTGGAAAAGATGCAGTCCCAAGTTTAAAGGTAGAAGATTTTAGTGATGAAATAGACATTCTTCCTGTTTCAGATCCTAATATTTTTTCTATGGCTCAGCGTGTAACATTGGCGCAAACACAATTGCAATTGGCACAAGCTGATCCTCAAGCTCATAATATGTATGAGGCCTATCATCGCATGTATCAAGCGCTGGGAGTAAAGGACATTGATACTATTTTACCAGTTCCTGAAGCCCCTAAACCAAAAGATCCGGCAGTGGAGAATGCTGCTTCCTTGAAAGGAGAGAAGCTGATAGCATTCAGGGAACAAAATCAATTAGCTCATATTGACGCACACAGCGCATTTATGTCTTCTATTTTAGTTAAAAATAATCCTCAAGTAACGGCTATTTTACAAGGTCATATCGTTGAACACGTGGGCTTGCAGGCTCGAGCGGAAGTGGAACAGGAAAATGCACAAGCAATTCAAGCGCAAGCGCAACAGTATGGCGG